TCAAATACAACATCAGATGTATCTATTTTAGAACCTTATTTAATTGGAAATTTTACTAATAGTGATTGTGATGTTACAATGAATAATGCTACAATTGAAGATTATAATCAATTTTATATGGATGTTGATTATGGAAATAATGCTTCATCACCTATAAATTTTTCACAAATTATAGCAGGCACAGCAACTAGAGCAACAGTTAAAAACCATAATTATACTTACCAACGAGTTACAAGACCTAGATATGAAGGATCAAAATTACAAGCTCTAAAATTAAATGTCTATACATCTGCTTCTACTATAACTCAAAAGAATGCTGATGTTGATAATATAGAATTGTATGGTGGTGATACATCTTTTGGTAAAGAACCTGTAATTAATCTACAAAAAACATACGCAGCTCGATTCCAATATATAGCAGGTTATTCTCCTGATCGATATAATACATTATTTGCTTATATAACAGACATTGTTGATGAAGATGGTAATGTATCTCAAGTTAGAATTGATGATCCTAGTTATTATAATTTAATTAATTCATTCACTGATAATGAAAAATGTAATATTAAATTTATAAGTAGTCAAAATAGTATTGCTTTTTCTGGTGTTAATGGTTTAAAAAATATTATAAAAGGTGGAAAAAGAATTGAACCTATTATATACACTTCATCAGGTAGTGGTAATACTGGAAGTTTTGATCAAATAGCTTTTTTAAATAATCCTAATAGTCCAATAACATCATCAACTGATTTTACATTTAAAACAGGTAAGACTGGCTCTCACTCAGTACCTACATCTCAAGCTACAATAGATAATTATAATAATTTAATAAAATCTAATCCTAAATGGAGTAATTCTACAGGTTTTTATACTTTCCAAACAACAGATACAAAAGCATCACCATTTAGATTTAATTTAAATATTGATATATCTCATCCTAACAACAATATGCCTACTGATTTTGTAAAAATTGTTTTACAAAAATCAGCTAGTTATACTGGTGGAAATTGGGTTGATGTACAAACCTTTAGGATTCAAACTCTACGAGAACAAACAGTATCAAACCAACTTCAAACCGGTTTCCCAACTAATATAAACCCCGGTGGTTATTTAATACCATCAGCTTCTGATGTCTATCGTTTTCAAATAGATAGATCTAGTTTAGGATCAGGTACTTATAATTACACAATTAATTCATTAGAATTACAGCAACAATATTTAAGTGGTAGTGGCTTAGCATTCTCAACAGATAATTATTTTATTACTAATTCAGCTAATTTGGGTGTTATAACAGCATCAGTATCTATGTCTGCTTTTTATAATTTTTACCAACAAGATATAGTTAATAGTGGTTTTAATCCAATTACAAATCCATTTAAAATTGAAGTTGGAGATGAAATTAGATTTGAAAATGATGAATCAAAAACATACTTTATATATAGAGTAGATGAACCTGGATCTCAACAAGATGGTAGATTAAAATTACATATTCAACCATCATTACAACAAAATGTTAATGCCAACTCAGTTCTAATTAGAAGATATGTTAAAGATCCTAATTATATTTTATTTGAAGGTGTAAAAGCTTCGGGAGGTACTCCTGGAGGTTTAATACATCCTGAGTTTATAACTGAAAGAATGAGAGTAACATTAGAAAGTAACAAATTGTTTACACTTAATGCTGGATCTTCAAATACAACTAATGAATAAAAAACTAAAATTAATAATATTTATAAATAAAAACAAAATATGGGATATTTAAATAATACCGTAGTAACAGTAGACGCTATTCTTACAACAAAAGGAAGAGAGTTGTTAGCTAGAAATGACGGTTCCTTTAGAATTACACAATTCGGGTTAGCGGATGATGAAATTGATTACACTTTATACAATCCTAACCACCCATCTGGTTCTGCTTATTATGGAGAAGCAATTCAAAATATGCCTCTTTTAGAAGCATTTCCTCAAGATGGACAAATGATGAAATATAAATTAGCTACTTTACCAAGAGGTACAGCTAAACTACCTATCTTAGATTTAGGTTATTCATCTATAACTTTGAAACAAGGAGCTTCAATTTCCATAACACCTCAAACTTTAAATTATTTAGGAAATACAGCTTTAAGAGAAACTTCAGGATATACAGCTACAGTTTCTGATGTTAGATTGTTCGCTACTTATGAGGGTGTAGGAATTAACACAACTCAAGCTCAAAACTTAAATTCAACCACAACTATAGGAACAACTGTATCCAAAACAGTTATTGGTTCTAGTATTAATTTAAGAGCTACAACTGTAAATACATTATTTGGTTCTAATACTGCTTTATACGCTACATTAACTGTAATTGGTAATGATAGTGGTGCTAGATTAAATATTCCTGTAACAATAACTAAAGTATCCTAAAATTAATATATAATTATGGCTTTAAAAAGATTAGACCCACAAGATTTTGTTGTAAGTTCTGACTCTATCTCCGCTACATTGTGGTCTGGTGGTACTCCTACATTAACAACTTTTTTTACTTCTTCAACTCAAGAAGCAGGTTCATCAGGTAATTACTATTTAAATATTTATCAAACTGCTTCAACTGATTCTAACGCAGCTATTCAATTTGCTGTAGTTTACGGAAATAAAGATGGAAGTGGAAGTATCTACTATAACTCAGCAGTAACTGGAGTTAGTCCAACTAAAACAATTTATGGTCAATATAGAACATTAGTTTTAGGTGATGAAAATTCTTCTTTTATATTTGGAAATCAATCATCATCTGATTTTTGGGCTTTATCTATAGATAGAGCTAGATATAAAGAATCTATTTTTCCTGGTTCTTTAACATTAAAATTATCTGGCTCTTTAGGTGTGATTTCATTAACTGATGATTCTCAAGTTGTAGCTTCAACAACATTTACTGATGCTGGTAGAGTTTATAACTTAATTTCTGGGTCTGCTGGTTCTAAAGTAACCACAACTGCTACTACAGGTATAGGTTTAAATGTTAGTAGATCATTAAATGCACCTGGATTAAATAATAGGAGAATTTTTCAAGCTATATCAGCATCAACAGCAGCAACATTTAAATTAAATTCCCAAGAAACTATATCTTCAGATTATATATTCATTAGAGCCAGAAACGCTGAATTTAATTATACTGAAAATCCAAGTTTCATTTCTGGTTCAACAGGTGAAGTAGTTTATGATGAGTTTATTTTAAATCCTCAAACTTATATTACAACTGTAGGATTATATAATGATACAAATGATCTTGTAGCAGTAGCTAAAATGTCACGTCCTCTATTGAAAGATTTCACAAAAGAAGCACTTGTTAGGATAAAATTAGACTTTTAATGAATGGGTGTATTCAAACAATTTCTAACATCTGATGTAATTGTAACTCCATTTACAGTTAATAAGGGTTTTTCTTTTAATGGAGCAGCTGCTATGACAGCATCAACTGTTTCCATTGATAGATTTTTAGGTAGAAACACTAGTAGTTTATTTATATCAAGTAGTGATTTAACTACAGGACAAGTATCATCTCAATATCAAAGATGTATATATAACTCTATAAAAGAATTATATTATTCAAATTATTTAAGTGGTAGTTACGGTAGTCCTGTTTTAACTGCTAGTTTAGTTCCTGGAGCTGATGAAGATGGAAATAGATTAGTAGGATCACCAAATTATAGTCCGTTTTTTGATAATTATTTACAATCTACAGTATCTTATGGTAGATATTTCCCAACAGCTTCTGATAGTTTAATTGGAGTTATATCTATACCAGTAAGTTTATTTGGAAATAATATTCAACCTAAATCATTCTATTATTCTAGTTCTTTAGGAATATATACAGATGATGGTGATGGAAATTTAAATTCAGGATCAAATATAGTTGGTAATATATTTTATGGTCATGGTATTATAACATTAACATCTGCTTCTAACCCAGTTATAAATAATTTTGTTAGTTCATCTGATATTATATGTTCATTTAGTTCATCTTTTGATATATATGAAACTCAATATAAATGTACTATTAGAGCTAATGAATTTACTTTTTCTCAAAACCCAAGTTTAATATCAGGCAGTACAGATGGTTCAATGTATGGTTATGCTACTAGTGCTTCATTTAATCCTTATGTTACTAGTATAGGTTTATATAATGATTTTTATGAACTATTAGCTGTGGCTAAATTAGCAACACCTTTACCTTTATCTGATATTACAGACACAAATATAATTATAAATCTAGATCGATAATATGTGGTTATACGAAAATAAAGAGATATCCTCAATTGAGGATATGCCTCAAGGTACTTTTGGTTTTATATATATTGTGACATATAAACCTACAGGAACATCTTATATTGGTAAGAAAGTTCTTTATCATAACCAAAAGAAAAAATTAACTAAAAAGGAGTTAGCGGAGCAAACAGGTCCAGGAAGAAAACCAACTACTAAAGTTGTTACTAAAGAATCAGATTGGAAAACATATTATGGTTCAGCTAAACCTATTTTAGAACTTATTAAAAGTGGTGAAAAAGAAGAATTTACTCGTGAAATATTAATGTTTGTTAATAATAAAAAATTACTGACTTATTATGAGTGTAAATTTTTATTTAAATATGGTGTGTTAGAACATCCTTTAGAATACTTCAATGACAATATTTTAGGTAAATTCTTCACTAAAGATTTCATGTAAAGTTTGGTTTTCCAAAATTCCTTTCTTATCTTTATGTTATGGTAGATCAAATACTAGTAACGTTAGTAGATAATGTTTTAGGCCGGGGCAAGAATACATCTAAAAACAATAGAGCGTATACTTGCCCTTTTTGTAAACATCATAAACCTAAATTAGAGGTTAATTTCACACCTAATGATAAAAATGAATTTCCATGGAATTGTTGGGTATGTGGGACTAAAGGTAGATCATTAATAAATTTATTTAAAAAGATTGAAGCTGAACCTGATAAATTAGGTGAGTTAAGATTTATATTAAAATCAACAACTAAAGAAGGTCCACAAATTACAGTTAATACTAAGGCGTCATTACCTAAGGAATTCAAATCATTATCAAATCCTAATTCATCTGATATTATAGCTAAACATGCTTTAAAATATTTACATGATAGAGGTATTACTCAAGATGATATTGTTAAATATAATATAGGATTTTGTGATGAAGGAAAATATTCTAATCGAGTTATTAT